TAAAGTCCGCACAGTTTCAGAAATGTTATCTTCTATTGCACCTATTGGATTTTCTATACATGCCAAAGAACTTGGATTACCAGCGGCGTGTAGTATAATATCTATATCTTCACCATTCCATTCAAACACTCGATTCATTTTATTTATAGTATTCAGTCTATCATCACCCTTTGGTGGTCTTTTAGTGTAATATACAAAATAATCTGTATGCTCTAGAAAATGTTCAATCATAGAAGCACCAACAAAACCCCTCGCACCTGTAATTAATACATGCTTCATCTGATTTAAAGAATTGGGTATTCTTTAAATCATATGGAACATACACAATTTGCTCCAGGTATTGCTAAGATAAATCATAATGCAGGTTTTTTCTCATGTTGTAGTGTTCGTCTCGGTTCGATTATCAAATATTTCAATGAGGAAAAACAACTCCCAAAATACGTAGATAGTTCCACACAGTTTAAGTGGTACAAAGAACTAAACACGGATGTGACATTTCAATATTTCAAACACTACAATGAAATGGAGAATGACATTACATATACAAGTGATGTCGATTACCATGACACCAAACAGTACGGATTTTACAAAGATCTCGACTTCGAGAAAATTAATCCATTTATTGAGAAGTATTTTACACCTTCTAAAATGGTTCAACGTAAGTTTGATGCTATGATCCAAAAGTATGAAATAGATTTTGATAACACATGTGCACTCTTTCATCGAGGTCTTGATAAGCATACAGAGCAGGTAGTTTGTACCCACGAGGAAAAACTCGAACAGGCTAAACTTATATTAGAAGAGAATCCGAATATTAGATTTTTGATTCAAAGTGATGAAACAGATTTCATCGACAAAGCACTCGCGACTTTCCCCGATAATTCATTTTATTGTAAAGATGAAATCTTCCATATACCTTACGATCCAAATGGTCTCGTAGATTTTACATTCAAAGAAAATCCGGAAGATAGAGCCCAGAATTTCTTAGCCGTGTTGTTACTCTTGTCTAAATGTAAGTTTCTTATTACAAGTGCGGCAAACTGTGACATTTGGACAAACTTGTTCAGAGGTCACAGTAATAATCTAATTCAGTATTTCAAAGGTGAATGGAAACGTAGTTAATACTTCTCACTTGTCCATTCTGGCCATATGTCATCAATATCCTTTTGAGTAATTCGCCTTTGTGGTCTAATATCGTATAATTTTTCCATTTGTGGACAATAGATATCTTGTGGCCTTTTAATAAATGACGCCTTTGTTCTATACCCATCTGAATCAACCCCATATTTGTCCGGGTTTGCTTGAGACACTAAAGGTGAAATATAATAGTAGGCCAACGTTTTTCTGTATTCATTTTGAGGACATTTAATCTTTTCTGGTACACCATGCCACGAAATATCGTTTGTTTGGAACAATAACGCTGAATTGTACGTTACGTGATGCTTGGTGATACATTCACTGACATCATCATTCCAAAGCTCCGTCTCACCATTCCACTCCGTTTTCCAATCTTTGTTTAAATATAAGATCAGGTTTAATCGCCTCTCCTTATTTTCGAGTAAGGGATGTTTTTCATAATCCAGATGTAAATTCAATCTCCCATTTTTACCATGTGCATGTAAAGAACTTCCATAAAGAGTTGGATCTCGTTCTAATTCGTTTATCGATGCAATCTCTGAGAACAGTTTCACAATCTGTTTAGTAGAGAGTGTATAGTACAGATCTTTGATCGTTGTAGGATACTTTTCTACATTCGAATTCAAGTATTTGACTTCTAAAGGATTGTTATAATGAAACCAGTTTTCGTTACTCCCAAAATCACTAGGAAACTCTTTTGATATTCGATTTATAATATTCTCATTCAAAAAATTTGGTATGATTACATTCTTGAAAGGCTTACCATCAGAGAAATTCCGTTTGTATACTTCTATGTCATTTACCCAATTTCCAAAATACTTCAGATTGTCAGATCTGTCAAACTCTTCCAATTGATTTGTTTGGAGAACTTCCATCTAAGTTAAAGAATACAAAAAACTTTAAGTTAATGAGAACGTTCACAGATGAAAGAGGTGAGATCATATTTAATGTGGATAAACCCCCGTTTGAAATAAAACAATGCTTTTCGAGTATCAACAAGAAGAATGTTCTTCGTGGATTACATTGTAGTCCGTATCCAAAATTGATAACAGTGAATCGTGGTAAAATCTTTGATGCCGTGGTACAACCCGATGGTTCCTATGATGCGTATATTCTAAAAGCTGGAGATTCACTTCTCGTAGAAGCTAATTGTGCACATGGATACTTTTGCTATGAAGAGAGTGAAGTATTATACTTCTTGGGGAACACATATGATCCACCACTCGAAAGAAATTACATATGGAATGACCCCATACTAAACATTGAGTGGCCCAAAGAAACTGAACATGCTATCGTTTCGAAAAAGGATCTCTCGAACCAGACATTTAAGAAAATTGACACAGTCATTCTCGGACCTAGTGGGTACATCGGAAAGCATCTTCTAAAACATATTCCGAATAGTATGGGACTTGATACACGACTGGAAAATATAGAGGAGTTGAAAAAGTATCTCAAAATACTGAAACCGAACAATGTTATATCAGCTGCAGGTATTTCAGGAAAACCCACTATCGATTGGTGTGAAACTCATAAAGATGAAACTATTTTTACGAATGTGACGTGTCAGTTACAACTCATACACCTCTGCAAAGAGTTGGGTGTACACCTCACAATCATAGGTTCCGGGGCGGTGTATAATGGCAACAAATTATTCACAGAAGAAGATGAACCAACATTTAAGGGTACATTTTATTCAAGAGCTCGTGTCGTTCTAGAAGATGTCATTCGAAGCACATACATCCAAGATGTTTTGTATCTGAGAGTTCTGTACCCTATCACAGGTGACGGAGACCAAAGATGTTTTATGGAGAAACTTAAAATTCGGAGATCTAATATTCATGATACAAAAGTCACGGTCAGTGTATTACCATCTCTTCTTCCTAAACTACCCATACTATTAGATCAAAAGGTGACAGGTATATTGAACTTTGTCAATGATGATGTCATCTCTCTCTCAGAACTTTTACAAAAAGAAAATATCGAACACACAGTAAGCTCTGAAAAGTCAAATCGGGGTATGTGTTGTCTCGACACAACCAAACTCAAAAAGTTTACAGATATTGAGAGTGTTATAACCTTAAAGAAAATAGTATAATTATTATCATAATGACAAAGAAAGTTTGGTATGCCCCAAACCGTTTCGAATCATACGGGGAGGATGAAATCAAAGCTGTCGAAACCTGTCTCCGTGACGGCTGGCTCGCTGGCTTTGGTGCTCGTACCGTCAAGTTTGAGGAGAGGGTGTCCGAACTCTTCGGAAAGAAGCATGGCCTCTTTGTAAACTCTGGGAGTAGTGCGATTCTCCTCGGTCTCTGTGCCCTTGACCTACCCAAAGGTTCTGAGGTTGTCACACCCGCGTGTGGATTCGCCACGACTGTCGCCCCTCTCATGCAATTAGGTCTCAAACCGGTGTTCTGTGATGTCGGTCTCGATTCATACGTACCCACGGTTGAACAGCTTAAGAAAGTTGTCACCCCAGAGACGAAGTGTCTTCTTCTCCCCAACCTGATTGGGAATGTCCCTGACTGGGAAGCCATCCGAGAAGCTTTCCCAAACCTCACACTCTTTGAGGATTCTGCTGACACCATCACTAAAACACCTTGTACAGATATTAGCACAACGAGCTTCTATGCGAGTCATGTCATCACCGCTGGTGGTCTCGGTGGTATGGTAATGTTTAATGATCCCGCACACCTCAAGAGATCCCTGATGTTTAGGGACTGGGGACGTATCGGTGACAATATCGAGGAACCCAGTGAACGTTTCAATCACTCAGTGGATGGAATCCCTTATGATTGGAAGTTCTTGTACGGTGTCGCAGGATACCACCTCAAGGCTTGTGAGATGAATGCAGCATTCGGTCTCGTACAGCTCGATAAGTTGGACGGATTCCTCAAGACGAGACGTCAAAATATTGAGAGGTACTTGGAGAATCTCAAGGATTGTCCCTATTATACTCTCCCCGATGATTCTAGGGCACCCAACTGGCTCGCGATCCCGCTACAATGCCCCGACCGCCTCGATCTTGTCAAGTATCTCGAAAGAAATGATGTACAGACAAGAGTCACATTCGCTGGAAATATTACGAGACATCCAGCGTTTAGAGAGTATCTCGGTGAGTTTGAAACAGCTGATACGATCATGAAAGATGGTTTCCTTCTCGGATCACATCATGGTATGACTCTCGACGATGTTGATCGTGTGTGTAATCTACTTAAAAAATTTGCCGACCATAAGTTAAACGGGAAATGTACTCTAATGTAATGGTCACCGGTGGATGTGGTTTCATCGCATCTAATTTCCTGAATATAATGAAAAAAATATACCCCGATACACATTTTGTAAATATCGATAAACTCGATTACTGTTCAAATGTTGAAAATGTTGAACCTGGTGTAGCCACCTTTATCAAGGGGAATGTGGGTGATGCCGAACTCATTGAAGAGTTGGTTAATCAATATAAATTTGATGCAATATTTCATTTCGCAGCCCAAAGTCATGTTGATAACTCTTTTGAAAATGCAATTTCTTTTACAATGGACAACACGTATGCGACCCACGTACTCATAGAAGCGTGTCGACAATTTATTCCCGATGTAGAGTTTATTCACTTTAGTACAGATGAGGTGTATGGTGAATCTAAAACGGATGTACCATTCACAGAAGATGATGGTGTTCTTAGACCAACTAATCCCTATTCAGCATCAAAGGCTGCCGCCGAAATGATTGTTCGTTCTTATATTGAATCCTTTGGTATGAACATCAAAATTATTCGTTGTAATAATGTTTACGGTCCAAAACAGTATCCAGAAAAACTTATACCAAAATTCAAAAGACTCTTGAAAGAAGATAAACAATGCACTATTCATGGATCTAGATGTGCAACAATTAAACGAGCATTCATGCATGTCGAAGATGTTGTTGATGCAGTGGAAACTGTATGGAAGAAAGGTACTCCAGGTGAAATCTATAACATCGCTTCAGATGATGAACTCACTGTAATGGAAGTGACAAAGCTCATCATTGAGACAGTTAAGGGGACTACCGACTACGATAAATGGATTAAGTACGTTGATGACCGCCCATTCAACGATCAGAGATATCACATTTGCGCCAATAAGTTAAAAGCGTTAGGGTGGACACAAAAGAAGACGAGAGAAGATTTAAAAAAGTTTTTGAGTGTTTAAAGAAAAGATCAATCGTATACATATAATGACATACTACCTCCCCGAATCCATGGGGTGGGGTAATGTCGCTCTATGTCTATCTGATCTAGTGTACAGAAATATCAGACCCCGTGTATATAAAACCCTAAATGACTTTGATAGAGGTGTTGAATTTTCAGATATTGAAATCACCGATGACCCAAATGAAAAACGTTTCGAACCACGCATCGCTATTAATCCAACCTATTATCACCAAGTGCATTCAAATCTCAAAGATGTAATCCGACCCAATGCAGAACTCCGGAAACTCATAGAACTCCATGACCACGGTCTCATGCATGGTATACATATAAGGCGTGGTGCTTGCTCCAAGGATTCTGAACATATGGGGTGCCACGGTCTAGATGAAAATGATGAAATTAAACCAGCTTATTTCGCTAAGGATAGTGCATTAAACAAATTTATTGAAGTTGTTGAAAACACTGATGCGAAGTTCTTTTTGGCAAGTGATAGTCAGGATGTAAAAGAAATGTTTAAGAAACGCTTCCCAGATAAAATTGTCACGATAGACAATACACTTACACTCACATACGATTGTAAAGTTTTGAAAAATGATGGAATAACCAAAGAAGAGAGATATGGTGCATACCTTGACTGGTTTCTATTATCCAAATGCAAAGAACTCTACATTACGGCAGGGAATCAAGATCTCACAGACCTCTCCACATTTGGGTACAGTGCAGGTGCTTATGGGAGGTCTAACATTCATTTCGTGTTCAATTAAAATTCTAAAATATTCAAATGATATTCTTGGTCGTCATCAACGATGTAATTTATGTTCTTGATGTCGACCTTCTTACCGTACAATTCATAAAACTTTTCATCCACCCTTTTCTTTCTCTCCTTGAACACTTCAAAATCTTTGAGAAGTGTATTGAAATTGACTTTCGGTAAAGTCTTATACTTTTTTACGTATTCAAACCAATTTCCAGTCTTTCTCGTATCATGATCCAATGTGGTGAATTGTTCAATCTGTGAAGTCTGATGACATATAGGGATATTCAAAATCGGCTTACCTTGCGCCATCATGAATCCATGTAACACGATGTCAGACGCTTGATCGATATTAAGGTTACTCATGAAGGCGATGACACACTCGAGTGAAAACCAAGAACCTTCACAGCCACCATTGTTAGGTAGACTGTACACGTTACCCTTTTCTGGTTTGAGATTGTAGAAATGTGAAGTCCCCAGATTTATGAAACCATTCTTTTCAACTTCATCAGGAATGCTTTCAAGTATCTCCACCCAATCCTTATGAAATACGACATCATCATCAATGAAAAGAGCAGATTCAATCCGTTCATCTATCACCTGTTTAAACATGAATAATGTTTTGACTAGATTACTCGTGAGTTTCACTCCGTACGGAAGTTTCAACTTTTTATTAACCCATTCTACAAAGGGGTGGTCATGGTTGTAGTCCTCAAACCACCGAATATCTTCGATAGGAACACGCTCTTTAAGATGTTCTAACAAAAATACCTTCCTCTCGGGGGAGAGATTAGGACAGTGTTTCACGAAGAGAACCTTAGGTATTTTCATATACAGGAGAAGTCAATATTTTCTCTAAGTAATATAATAATACAATGTCTCGCTTTGGTGCCATGCGCGCTATGGGTGGACAGATGGGTACTTCGATGTACGGAGCTGCGGGACGCGCCGGTACAGCTGTCCAAGGATCCGCCACCTACCAGAGTGCCGCCAAAACTGCTGGTAAAAAGGTAGAAATGGATATCAACTGGGGAACGATTGGTATCATCCTCTTCCTCGGTTTCTTCTACATGGTGATCGCCTCCCTAGGCATCGACATGTACTCTAAATGCGATGAGATGAAAGGTAAAACGGTACAGGAGAATCTCAATAAATGGCTCATCGCAACCCTAGCGATTGCCATCACAATCCCATTCACCCTCTTCGTCACCAAGGTTGCAGGTTCCAAAAAACTCGGTGCTTTCACACTTCTTTATGCCATAATGGGTCTTATTGGTAGCTCAGCTGCCCTAAACTGGGCTCGCAAGTGTGCGAGTGCTAAAAAGGAAAAGTCTAAGCTCATCTACAGTGGTGTCAATGTGGCTTCCTTCGCGTGTGTGCTGCTCGTTTCCGTATTTTTATTCGTGAAAAAGAGTAAGACGGCATGAAGCCTATTGTGATAAACGTGTATATCCTTATGATGTTCTTGTCCTACGTGGTGCGTAGGGCAGGGACATTTTCGATGGAAGAGAAGGTTAAAATGATAGAATTTTTAGGTTACATGGCACTCAACCCCAACAAGGCGATAAACCCGAGCATAGCTAATCTACCATTCTTGAGCTCAGCATCAGGTGTGAATGCTCCAATTTTATCGGTGCTGAAGTTTTCGGCTGTGAACAGAGACGCGAGTGCCAATGTAGTAACAACACCAGTCGCAGCGATAGCATACGCAGGATCCTCAACCTGCTGAATGACATTTTCACCTGTCATCATCCAGTTTAGAGAACCCCATAGAACACCTTGCATAGCAGCGCGACCATTGAGAACCTCAGCGAATCGAGTCTGTGGTTGATATGGCTCGATAGAAGGCTCGACCGAAGGCTCAACCGAAGGCTCACCTGAAGGCTCACTCGATGAACGAACCTTATAGGAAGAACGCGTACTACGCTTAGCCAGCTTAGCCTGATAACGCTTGTAATACGAACACTTTACAGGTGCACAAATAATAGAACTCATTACTGAATCATCGACGCGGCTTCTCCTTAAGTAAGATCCTGTTTAACACGAACAACTGGACAATCATTCCCAATAAGGTATACATTGCCGTCATGTTTAGACCATACCTCCTGTATTGGTGCACAAACCAGAGAAGACTCGATATAAGTCCTAAAAGTATAACATTCTTTTTTTCCACATCAATCTTATCTGAGTTTTCCAAATCTTTGTACATCAGAACAAATCCCAATCCAAATGCGATACTCGCGATGATGTCGTTTAGTTCCATCATTTATTATGTACGTACATAATAAAATGGATCTCATCTTACAAAAATTCGCTGGCAAGATTGACGCCAAAAGCCTTGTCAAAACCGTTGAAGAACTCAAGGTGCAATACATCGACGACGGTCTCAGCAAGGAAGATATTCCCCCCATCTTGGGTCGGCTCATGATGGAAAGTCAAAAGTTCAAGAAGCTCCCTGGTCCTCTAAAGAAGAAACTTGTCATCGGTGTACTCAATCACTTCATCGAACAAATCGACGATGGTGAGAAGGACTCTGAATTTGAAATAGTTCTCAAAACCCTTGTCCCACCAATGGTTGATAGCTTTGCCGCTATGTTGAAATCTCAACAGAATCTTAAGAAATGTCTGATTAAATATCTTTTACCTTGTCTCGCTTAAGGAGTATGCACGTAGTCATAATAGAATGCGATTTCCTTCATTGGAGGTTATGATTCGCTACGGTATATACACCGTAAAGGAACTTGAACGTTTCGCCAAAGGACTTACCCCAAAAAAAAATATTAACATCCTAAGTGAGTGTACAAAGTGTGATTTTGTATACGACGGACAAATGTGTTTGAATTGCCACCCATGAAATACTGTCAGGTGACGAGCTACATGTCCAAGGGACCAGTCGTCATCAGCAATAATCATATGTGTGCAGAGAGGCAACTCATACGACGCCTATACAGAGAGTGTAGAAAGAAGGGTTACAAACCCCATCAGTTTACGGAATGGCTCCATCGGAAACATGGTGAAATGGTGATCGAACGCAAAACCGTATATGGAGATGCAATCTCATTACCTTGTGTCCTATGTAGGAAAGCTATGGAGAGGCTAAATATTTGTTGGGCAGCACACGATGGTGAACAGTGGGTTCACAGTAAAAAATCGGAACATATTCCACCTTCATTACCAACCGCTAAACAAAAAAGAAATCTAGGTTTTGGGAGTAATAATTAGACCCAAAGCCGATTCTAGATTGTTATGACTTCTCTTGAGTGGTTTTGTTCGCTTGAGTTTTAGTGCGTTGTTATTTGAACTTGAATTCTTTATTTCATCCATCCTTTTTGTGTTTGAAATAATGGGTATTAAATTGTTTATAGCCGGAGACGTATTCAATTCTTTTGGTTTTTCTATATCAATAGTGTTATTCTTTCTGAACTCCTCTATAGTTAGGTCACCACCAAACTCTTTGAGACTAAACCTGTATGGAGCAGGTTTTATGGACCCAATTTGGTTATACATTTTCTTTCGCATCATCACGATGTTCCCACAAATGAGACCACCTCGACTGAGACCGTACTTTTCTAATGCATAAGATTTCATACAACTCCACGAACAAAAGTTACCAGATGTATGAAATGTGTTTCTTCTATCGTCGTGTTTGACGGGTAATTTTAAGGGTGTTTCAGTGAAATCGTGACAACACCACCAACACCACATCTCTAAAAAAATGTCTAAGTCTTTAAGCCTTTCAAAGTATAGACATCAATCTATCTACATCCTCTTGAGTAATACCCTTTTCCTCAACTATCTTTTTCACTTCTGGATCTTCTTCCGATTCTTCTTCGGGAGTTGGACCAGCGGAAGGATCATCACCTTCATAAGATTCTCGCATCCTGAAGAGTAAGAAAAGAGCAACAAGTATAGCTACTACTATGATGATAGTTCTGGATTTATTCTTCATTATAGTTTATCTTGATATTTTAATTACCGTCTCGAGCGTCCACCACTACTCATCATCACGAACACAATCAATAAGCACAAACACAACAAAACACTCACACCGACACCGACACCGATCTTGGCATTTTGACCCATACCCCCAGGTTTATCTAAACCACCCCCAACATCAGGAGACTCATAAGGAGTGGGGACACCCTCAAGAGAGTCCGAAGAGGTGGAACCAGGGTCGGGAGAGGTGGAACCAGGGTCGGGAGAGGTGGAACCAGGGTCGGGAGAGGTGGAACCAGGGTCGGGAGAGGTGGAACCGGGGTCGGGAGAGGTGGAACCACCAGCAGCAGCAGCAGCAGCAGCAGCCTTCTTCCTCTTGGCCTCGAGAGCGTCACGGACCCTCTGCTTCCTAGAATCTGTATAGTCGCTTTTTTTACTTCGTCTGGCGTCATCAGCGTCAGTAATAACCTTCCTCTTTTTAGCTTCCTCGGCTTCCCGTTTCTCCCGCCTTTTATCCCGAGCCTCCTGCCTTGCAGCGTCATTCCTCTCTTGTAGTTTGTCTAAAGAGTTTTCACCAGTAAATTCACATGATTGAATCGAGTCCAAATCTCCATATGCTTTTACATCTTTTTGATTCATAATTTGGTTACACACTTCCATCTTAATTTCACAAACTGGTTTACCAGCATTTGGTACGTATACGGTACCACCACATATATCAGGAACAATACAATCTGCATTGCCAATCTGTTCAACCGTAAGGTTTGAACCCTTCAATAGATATTCTAATTCTACAATTTTCGGCATCATTTCATTACACCCTGCCCACGTTGGGTTGGCTCTACACTTTTCCAAAAATCCTGAACCTGTAACATTATAGCATTTACATTTTTCATCTGTTCGTCCTGCCGTAGTTTCACAGTAAAGTTGAGTTTTTGAATCAGCCAAAGCCTTATCACCAGCACCCTGTAACATCCCATAACAGGTACGATTATCCTCGTTAACCACAGTCGAAAGATTCTTGGCATCTGCACAGAAACCGGCTGATTCACCATCTGATGTTTTGATTCCAAAAACCAACTGGTCGTACAAATTTTTCGAAGTACCATTATTATCCATAGCATTAGCGCCCGTCATTGTGGGGTCCCCTGACCAGCCTTTGAGGAGCGCACCGTTCACAGTAGTCCTCGAACATTTGTACCCCGCGAATGCACCAGGAAAATTTTCGTCTCTACCTCCGAAATCGGAGTTTCCACCAAGTGGCGTCCGTAGCGCGCCGAATTCTGACGTATTACATGGGTTACCACCAGTTCCGCCACTCTTCCATCCAATTTTGGTACTGGTTTTCTTGATACACTCATATCTTCGCCTGCGTCGATGATATACACCCAGGGCTTTCGACGTCTTCTCAACATTGGAACCAGTTGAATAGTCCAAAGATGCGTCACAGCCATCCCAACCATGGTTATCAAACCCGTCTGCATAACCCTTGTAATACACGTCGTATCCCATTACTAATTATGTAGATTTTTTTTTCGTCGATGGTCCTGTAAATATTTCCCCAAACCTCGTATCACATTTACATACAGTTCCAATTTTGTTATGAATATTTCCCGAAACTGTTAATCTTGTATCTTCTGAAGTATGTGTATCGACACAGTGCAACATGAAACAGGGGAATATGATGATATCTCCCTGCTGAACTTCTGGTATAAAAGCTGGGCGAAATTCTGGGACCGTCTCCACCCAATCACGAAACAATTTGGGAGCGGGTGAAGGGTTTACAAAAATAAACTTGGCATCTTTTTCGGGATCGTACTTTGCAAAATATGTAAAACTGAACATAACGTCGGAATTCGATAATCTATAGTCATCTTCAAGAGTCATATGCCAATGTGTATCTTGGTGTTGCCCTTTTTTATATGCATTAATCCAGTATGCCTTAGACTTGGGGTGATTACAGTTAGGGTTACCACATTCGTTTAGTGTCAACATTTCACCCGGAATACTTAAATCTTTTGAAAACTTTTCAATACATTTATTTATCTCTCCTTCTATGCACATATTCCGTTCTTCAGGAGTTGATATCATGGATGTTGCATTCCATTCATCAGAAGTGTCTACTGGTTTTATCAATTCTGTCGTCTTCAATACTTCTTCCAATACCTTATCTTGATTTTCAAATGAATATTTAAATACGGGGAATCCCCAAACATCCAGTTTCATCTATATTTAATATGAAAATGAATTTTGGTATTTATCGTACGTAGATATCATGCAGGGGATTGATCTAGAGTGATTTGATATATAAAATCACTCAGTTCTGTCCTTTCATCGGCTTTTGCTAATTCTTTTGCTAATTCGTATGCGAGCATAATAAACTCTTCGTCGTCTGAAATTTCTTCAAGTTTGGTTTTGACATATTCTGGAATAATTTCAGATTCACGCTCTATATATTTTATTAGGTTATCTATTTCCTCGACAGTATATACTTCAACACCACCCTGACGCTTATTAAAATATACCCATAGGATGATTGCAAGGACGACCGACAAAAGTGCAATGTGATTACGTTTCATATTTTATATTTGACTAACATTTTAATTAAGAAACTTTTTGATAGACTCAACCTTCTCTTCTTCCTTCATCCCTTCCACACGCCTCATACCCACCAGGATTACAAGAATTAACAGTACAACAATCAGATAGTCGTTCATTATAGTATAGAAGTGGAAAATAATTAGAGAGTCTTGACAAGTTCCACGAGCTCAGCCCTTTTACCCGTTTTCGCCAGAGTATAGGCACCCCTAACAAAATCTTCATCATCTGTGAGATCTCGCGCTCGGCTCATTACTTCGATAGGATCCAACTTTTCTTTTTCGACATAGGCGAGTAAATCCACCTTACTTATTTCATAATTTTCCCTGAGTTTACGACCCTGCATATATTTCATAACCATCCACACACATACGAGGATGACAGCGATGATTAAAATATTCCGATTGAGGTTACCGGTCTTCATTATAATTTACTGTATATTTTTTTTTCTCAGGGAATAACAAATGGTGCTCGGTCTTTTTGGTAAAAATAAATCAACTAAGGAAACTACCATCGAAAACACGGTTGTAAATGAAACAACCTTTAACGTGCTGAACAGAACTGAAAATGTTTCTTCGTCAAGTATTATATCCAAACAGAATCTCGACATTAACGGCGCTACATTCATATGTAAAAAACCTCAAATTAAACAAATCGCAAACCTTGATGTGAAGGTTATGGCTAAATTCGAAGGTAAAGATTCTACCAATCTGATTGATAATATCATGAATGATCTGGATACTAAGCTGGATGAAGAACTTAAGCAGGCATCCGGTTTCCTGGGACTTGGTGGCGGAAACGAAGCAAATCAAAAGACAAACGTTAAAAACAGTCTCAAGAACGATTTGACTAAAAATGTCACAAACGAAACCCTTAATAAACTTGCCGGCGAGATTGCGGTTGGTCAGAATCTTACAATTACGAACTTGATTGTAGATCCTTGTGGTAAGGGAGGAGGTCTTAAAATAGCTGAAAGATTAATGGAAGAGGGTAAATTGTCATTCAAGGACTTTATGGACGGTACCAAAGACGCGTGTGACGCGGAATGTGGTGAAATTGGTCAAGATGTACAGATCAAGTTTGTATCCGAACAGATTGGCTCCAAAATCAATGAAACAATTGCTGAAAACACAGCGGTCACGAAACTCAAACAGGATATCAAGTCTAAGCAGGATCAGGAACAAACGGGTGTTGGTGGAGCTATTGGAAAAGGCGCAAAAGGTATCGGTGAAGGTGTAGGTACTGCCGCCGAAGGTGTTGGTGCGGGTGTTGGCGACGCCGCCGAAGGTGTTGGTGCGGGTGTTGGCGACGCCGCTGAAGGTGTTGGTGCGGGTGTTGGCGCCGCCATGGGGGGTGCGATGATGCCTTCATTAATCAGTGGATGTGTCGTGTGTGTAATCGTCGCCGGAGGAGCCGCGTTTATGATGTCCCCAGCGGGTCAGAAAGCGGCGGGTGGTATGGGTGGCGGGGGTGGTATGGGTAAAATGGGTGGTATGGGTAAAATGGGTGGTATGGCTAAAATGGCTGGTAAGGGGCGATAACTTATAGATTAAACTATTAATATACAATAAATGTATCACGGAGAGGTCATTTTTGAAACGGGTGATAATAAACAGGTCATCTACACGAGAAATAATTACGATACAGTCAAAAATGTTTCTTGGAAGGACGTCAAACTAAAAGTTTCGGATGAAATTAAACAAAACTCAGGACTGGTGATTAATGGAGATAAGTATTCATTCGTTTGTCATAACGACTATCTTCCAGGAACCCTCAAGTCCGCCTATCAAGAAGTTGGTATGGAAGAGATGCACATATACATTTCATTTTCCGATAGTGCAGAAACTTTCGGTAGACATAATGATGAAGATGATGTATTAATCGTACAGAGTATAGGAAAAATGGCGTACAGATTTGATAATGGTAAAATATATGTGTTAAATCCGGGTGATAGTCTATTCATTCCCGAAGGTGTGTATCACGACCCGATCGTACACGAACCGAGAGTAACCCTGAGTTTCTCGAGTTTGTGAAACCCATAAACCTGACTAGGTAACTTAAAGAGATTTCAATCCTTTATACCAATGATTCTCTCAATCGACGTTGGTACAAAGAATTTAGCTTTATGTCTTCTCGATGATAAAGCTGATAACCTCGTGAGACAGTGGGATGTCGATGGTATTCCACCACAACACGCGGATGGTGTATATGTATCTCTTCGTAACCACCTTGATGCCCGACCTTGGGTACTTACTGCTGACACAATTCTCATAGAGAAACAACCTGAGCGAAATAAGAAAATGGTTTCTGTGATGCACTTTCTTCATGCCTATTTTATCATCAGATGTCCCAAAGCGGAGACGATTCTCTATGATGCACGTCACAAGATTCCAGATGTCGCTGGTCCAGGTAAGGCGCAATACAATAAGAGGAAGAAAGTCGCTATCCAGCGGTGTGAAGCCTTTATCCGTAGCTGTCCAACAAATGCACATTGGGTGGATACATTCGTAAAATCTAAGAAGAAGGATGATCTCGCAGATACTGTGATGCAGGCTCTCTCATTCGTAAACAGGGTTGAAGTTTTACCAGCTTCTAAGAAGAAGAAAACGACAAAGTTGATTGCTCGTCGTCCCAATGAAAATCAAAAGATGACAAAATATTCCAAATCAAACCTAGCTTGGATTTATCTGAATAAACCTGAATGTGAATGTATCGAAAACAACAAAAGATTCATGAAGGACCTCAAACGGTACTACCGAGACCTAAGTGAGTTTGTTAAAGAAATAAAGTAAACATTAAACATAATGTCTCTCGTCATCCGTATGTCCGCCCATGTCAACAAACCTAACATCGACAAGGTTATCAAGAACAATAAGCGTCTCAAACTTGCATCTCATTCTCAGAAAAAGCATAGAAAAACGCACCGTGTAGCACTCGATGAACTCGATACGTTTTTGCATCTCATCGATAATGCCATCGATGCCATGAATGACACTACAATTGAAATTGAAAAGACACAAGAGAAGCTTTATGAGTTGTACGATTTTTGTGGAGAAGTTCCATTGGATCATGAATGTGACTATTAAAGATTTGAACGGATAGATGTGTATAATGCAAAAAGTTCTCGATCATGGTTTCGTTCGTCTCGTGGATCACATGCCTCAAAAAGATTTGGATTCATCCATCGTCCAATCAGCACGTGTCTCCTATGGTGACGGCACCAAAACCTCCCGAGGAGATCGTGGTCTCATCCGCTACCTCTTACGTCACTGGCACACAACCCCTTTTGAAATGGTCGACTTCAAATTTCATATCAAAATGCCCCTATACATCGCCCGACAACACCTTCGTCATCGCACCGCCAGTGTGAATGAATTGTCTGCAAGGTACTCTGTGGTACCCAAGGAGTACTACGAACCTGATACCTACCGCGGTCAATCTGAGGTAAATCACCAAGGTTCCGATGGTGTCATAGAACTTAAGAACAATCTTGATGATAAAGTGTCTCAACAATTGAGTCAATCGTTCGATGTCTATGAAGAGCTCTTGGAGAATGGGTGCTGTCGAGAACAGGCAAGAGGAACCCTCCCTCAGTCTACCTATACCGAATTTTATTGGAAAATTAACCTACACAACCTCCTCCATTACCTTCACCTCCGTATGGATCCCCATGCTCAACAGGAAATTAGAGACTATGCGACTGCGATATTCGACCTGGTGAAGCCCCTCGTCCCCATCACGATGGAGGCGTTCATAGACTTTAGGGTCAATGCCCTACAACTTACTGGTCCCGAGATTGAAGCGATCGCCACGGGGAAGGAGATTGAATCACCTGGTGAAAGGCGTGAGTTTCAGGAAAAAATAAAACGCTTAAAATTAAATATCGACACAAAGTAAATGCTTGCCATTACAAACACTTTCACTGTATTCGCCGCCGATAAGAAGGACAAGGGGTTCAAGAGATTGAGTAAGAAGATCCAAAAGGAACGTGACGCTGATGTGGATAAGATCAAAGAGAAGGTCTCTGATATTTTCCGCGATGAACAGCGTCGTATGAAGGGATACTTTGACGAACATAATAAGTTGGTCAAAAAGACTGACGCACCTAAGAAGAGGGGAAAGAAGTCTATTGACTTTTACGAAAAGTAAACCATAGTGTACACAAAACAAAAAACAATGCTAGGGGTGGATTGTCCCCAAACTTCTCAGCCAGTAGAGCGCACAATACGCTGTACTGGACGAGCCTAACTTCCTGTTGTGTTTTGACCATTGTACGTTTCATAGACCCCCTAGACTTTTGAAGACCCGTGACAGCCGTACTTATTTTACCTATCGTCCCAGGAATCTCTGTCGTCTTCATGAATATATCACCAACATCCACTGATTCTATGATCTGTTGTTGGATGAGAGGTTCCAGGTATGTGAAATAGTTGAAATCTGGATCCAGTTTGAGACAGATACCCTCTATAGTGGAGAAGGCTTTGGCGAGGTACACGAAACTACTCGGTACGACGAATGGTTTTTCCATAGCGAGTTGTGTCGCGAGGTCATCGTTCACAATCCCAGAACCATCCAGGGTCTCCAAGTATCCCAGTATGGTTTCAAAAAAAAGTTCTATATCGGAAACATCTGAGGATGTTGGAACGATCACACCCAATTTGACAAGTGTATCAACTATACCAGCAGTGTCTCGTGTGATTATAAATCCAAAGAGTGTCTTGAATCCATCTCTCAGTTCTTCAGAGAGGGGTACGATTAATCCAAAGTCATAAAATACAAGTTTTCCTTTGGGTGAAAACCCCAAGTTACCTGGGTGTGGGTCGGCATGAAAGAGACCATTGTCCATAGTTTGGATGACGTATGAGTTGATCAGGGCTTCGCATATCTTCTTCTTATTCACTTTGGGGTCTGTAATTTCAGTCAACTTTACTGAAGGTACATATTCCATGACAATCATTTCATCGGTAGAATACTTTTTATATACTCTTGGGACTTTTACCCAATCAACATTTTTCATACTTTTTCGAAACTTCATGGCATTATTAATCTCCCGTTTATAATCAGCCTCTCCCAGGAGATATTCTATAGATTCATCGAGAACTGAACCTGAACTATTCCCTGTGTCAATACCAATTTTTTCTAGGGTCTGTACAATCTCTCGTATGGTATCTGTATCTTCCTTCATGATCTCCAGAATTCTTGGGCGTTTTAATTTTACAACAACTTTTTGACCGTTTTGGAGTACAGCCATATGGACTTGACCAATACTCGCGGATTTAAATGGTACAGGGTCAAATTCCTTAAAAATATCATAATCTATAATGGTCTCAAATTCCGTGGGAGGAACGTCATCCTGAAGTGATTCTAATTCTTTTGTAAATTCTGGAGGATAGAGGTCTCCTCTCGTCGAAGCGATCTGACCTAATTTTACAAATGTTGGACCGAGATCTAGGAGTTCCCCCTTCGTCCATTGACCGAGCTCTGTTTTGTTTTGTACAGTGGCATTCTTCCAAAGAAACTTACCTGCAAATTTCCACGTTTTCAATTTTCTACTAGGAAGTTTGATTGGTACATGTTGAGCAACACATAACATTCTACTTTCTACGAAGTTTATTATTTTCTACACTTATAGAAATGCCAAAACTTGCAAATATATTTAAACCTGTCACAGGACCGGCGGAAATCTTAATCAAGTCACAACCTATTGTATTCTCCCTTATCATATTGTATCAGGGTCTATTCTCAGGTAACGCGATACAGATTCCTGAGAGACTCCGAATTCTTTTCGATAACAAAGCGTTTCGTCTCGGATCTCTCATGCTCATTGCCTTCAGTGCCACGAAGGACATCGAGTACGCTCTCTTTTCTACACTGATTTTCTTAGCTGTGATATATGCTCTCAAAACTCCCGAGGAGCGTAAGAAGACTGGGCTAATTTAATTTGTCAGATAAAAGTAGAATGAAGATTCATATAGTTGGTGCCGGCCCAACGGGTATGTCACTCGCGTGGGAAATTAATCGAACAGGTGAACACAATGTTACAATTTACGATAGAAAAGTCTCAGCAGGTGGTTCTTGGTGGGAACCCGATGTAGAGACTCGCGATCTTCATGCACACAGGATCGTTTTTGATCGTGCATTTATCAACACACAAGCACTCTTTGGGGAAATGGGTATTTCATGGAATGAAATGTTTAAACCCACCCAGAATGGTGATCACATTAAATATGTTCTTCGTTCACTCAAACCAAAAGATTACGGTGTACTCATTTCACTTTTCTCGAGAGTGCTCACACAGACAGACAAATACAAAAATGTTTCTGTCAAAGATGCTGTAGGATCTCTGACTGAAAGTGGACAAGCTTGTATTGAACACCTTCCACTCATTATGGATGGTGTGACTTGGGATGTCATGACCGCCTATGAATTTGTGCAAAACTTGAATCATGTCGCACTCTCAAAAACCTGTACACAAAGGGTTTCTGGAAAAGTTATGTGTGATGCAATGGAGAAAGAACTTCTCGATGCAGGTGTGAATTTTGTATTTGGGACAGAATTGAATGGTATTGAGTATGGTGAAGATACATTTAGTGCCACCTTTTCAAATGGAAATGTTATTGATGACGGTATGATTTTCCTTTGTCTTGATAATAGCCCAGCATTCAAATTGATGGGAGACAATTGGGGTGAAGATGCAGTCAACAATGTACGTGATAGTACCTACGGCGCGATCAATATTCTTTTAGATTATGAAAAAGTTCCAAAAATCAAATCAGATCTTGAAGTCGCTGCGACCACAAAATGGAATCTTCAACCCAAACTTTTACATGGAACAAAAACAATTTCTTGTGTCATATGTCATCTCACTAATGAGATTCTCTCCACCGATCCCGAAACATTGAAAAGTGAAGTCATAAATCAATTGGGTGTTGAAGAACCCAAAGATGTACGGATAGGTTGGGGTGCTGAATGGAATGGAGAGAAGTGGGAGTTCTCTCAATCGTCGGGTGTACTCAGCCTACACGGACAACTTCCCTTTTTCGGAAAGTGTTCCAAAGTTGCGATGTGTGGTATGATGTCTCCTAGGCATACACCATACTCGAGTATTGAGGCGGGTATAGAAGTTTCAAGGACCCTCAGTCACGAATGCTTTGGAACGAGAGAACCTCTTCGACCCATACTTCTTTCCCAGGTGATTTTGATCACCATTGTCCTACTTATAGTTTTAGTCTTAGTATATCGTAATAGAAATCAATGAAGTTCGTGACCCAAGTGTATGAACCCATGTATGACTTCAATGATAAAAAATATATCCGTTTTATAATTCCCGTCAAAGTCTCGGAAATTATAGAACGAATGCATGTAAATAAATCACATCTCCTCAAGAATCAAAATATTGATAATCCCCTTGATGGAAAAGTACTCACAGTGAAGGTACCGTTCCGTTATAGAAGAGTGATGTGTGAAGTCCGAGGACGTCCTGTACAGTCTCTTATAAAGGGGGATGAAGTGGAAGTTGTGGCGGACTTTAAAGGTGTTTGGAATGTTGGTAATTACTCAGGCTTCTCTTGGATACTCTCGAGTTCCTCATCAGGTTCCTCAGCAGGTTCCTCAGCAGGTTCCTCGACGGGTTTCTGATTAGGGTCTTTAGGAAGATCGATAGTAGTGAGGCCACCTCTCTTAAATCCTTCGAAAGTCTGGAGCATCCCTTGAAGTCTAAAGATCTCTTGGGTCATTTTTTCGATGTCATTTTGGAGCTTTTTAATATTCGCATCAATCTCGATGACGGGCATTATATTTTTATATCTATATAAAGTTTCACATCTTTAAATATGTATATAATGTCATTACTCACACGAACCGGATACCTGGTAAGTGGAGGTCCAATCCAAGAAATTAAAAAAGAATTAACTGTAAGACCTGTAGTCAATGGGGATTATGGATTCCCTCCACCACCTTTCAAAGTTTTTAGACCAACTAAGAATGGAGTCTGCGTTCCAAGATTCTATGGAACTTCTAAACTTGGGGAACCTCAAGAGGACAAGAGACCTGAGCCCACTCGAATCAAAACCAAGTTCGTTGGACAACTTCGAGACGCCACACACCAAAATGAAGCAATGGCAGCCGCAATTAAAGCAGGGCACGGCGTCCTTTCTTTACCATGTGGTTACGGTAAGACGACGGTATCCCTGGCCATAGCGTGTAAGTTGGGATACAGGACGATGATTGTTGTACACAAGCAGTTTTTGGCGGATCAATGGCGTGAGCGGATACAACAATTTTGTCCGGGTGCCACAATCGGTGTTGTACAACAAAACAAAAAAGAGGTTGATTGCGACTTTGTAATTGCCATGCTTCAGTCACTCTCCTTGAAGGAATATAGTTTCACAGATTTTGAAAGTGTGGGTACTTTGATTGTAGACGAGGCACATCATATATGTGCAAAAGTGTTTAGTCAGTCCCTCTTCAAGCTCTGTCCTCGACACATCTTTGGACTTTCAGCAACTCCTGAAAGGAAAGATGGTCTCACAAAAGTTCTTCATTGGTTTATGGGTCCAACATTCTTCGCAGTTGAGAGAAAGAATCAGGGACAAGTTGAGGTTTTTTCAGTGACTTTTGATTCACCAAACTATAGGAACCCACCACCTTCAATGCGAAATGGGAAAATTTCAATGCCCAATATGATTACAGAACTTGTCGAGGATCGTCAGAGAAACACGATGTTGGTCGAGTTGGTGAAAAAAGCATCCGCAGGAACGAGACAGCTCTTAGTCCTCAGTGATCGTCGCCAGCACTGTGAACTCCTCCACCAATGTTTTCCCAAAACATCTGGACTCTATATGGGTGGTATGAAAGAGGCTGCTCTCCAGGAGTCTTCAAAGAAGAAGATTATCTTTGCGACGTTCAGTCAGGCTCACGAGGGTCTTGACATTCCAACCCTGGATACAGTCATTTTGGCCAGTCCTAAGTCTGATATCACTCAAAGTATTGGACGAATCATGAGAGAGACTAAGGGAAAGAAAAATGAACCTCATATCTACGATATACATGACCCCTGGTCTGTGTTTACAGCGATGTATTACAAACGAGCGAAAATATATAGACAGGGTGGATTCAAGATTCATGGGAAGTCTGTGGATGAAAAGAAGAGTGAGTTCCCTCAGGGAAAGTGTTTGTTTTTATAATCTGACCATCTATTAAATGTCTGGTGCATTAATACAGCTCGTGTCTAAGGGTATTCAAGATGTCTACTTAACGAGTGATGAGGGACATTCATTCTTCCGCACGAAATTTGCTCGACATACAAACTTTTCGCAAGTTCCTAAGTTTATTAAAACTATCAGTTCTAACGATACATCCATAACTATCCCCGTTTTGGGTGATGTCATTAATGGTCTTTGGTTTGAAGCATCGTCGAATACAGCTAATATATCTTCGAACCTCTTTTACAACTCGACCATAGATCTCTTTATAGGTGGTCAAAAAGTTGATTCTCAACACTATGATTATTATAGTGATATCTGGACCAATTACATGGCTGAAACATATAATAAATCCCAAGAACTTAACAATAAAACTTCGACTACAAACCAGACATTCGTGCCACTTCATTTTTTTTTCTGTGATCACAAAGCATTCTTACCTCTCGTTGCCCTTCAAAACCATCAAGTGGAAATCAAGATTAACTTCGATGAAGCGAATATCGCTTCCATTCAAGAACAAGATAAAGAGGCAAAGGTATACGGAAATTATATATATTTGGATAAAGATGAGCGTGAGTCTATGACGAAGCGGGGTATAGACTTCGTAATTACACAAACACAACGTTTGGAATATCCATTAAACACGACTGATGGTTATAATGTAATAGATATAAGTTCGTTTAATCATCCTATAAAGTCCATTTTCTTTGGTTTCAATTCAAAGACGGATGCAATTATTGATGATTATTTTTCATTTTCGGGTGTAGACCTCTATATAAATGGTACATCACTATTTGAAAACTTGTCCCCAGTTTACTTTCACACGATACAAAACTATTATAAGTCTGAATATGGTGTATCAAATTATAACACTGTTGTGAGTGCACCATCAAACACACGATATTATGTATATCATTTCTGTATGAACGCTTCACAATATAATCCATCTGGGTCTTGTAATTTCAGTCGTCTCGATAATGCGAAATTAACAATTCGTTCTGCAAATGTAGCATCTGGACGAAGTGGAGATCCAATAAATATATACGCTGTCAATTACAACGTCTTACGTATAAAAGATGGTTTAGCAGGAATTTTATTCGGAAATTAACTTTACGAAGAGGGAAAACCCCTAAGTAGACTTAACACATTTACGCCCTGATGGAATCAGAGACGGCTAATACAATTACGCCGGCAATGAAAGCCATGATGACATAATTCAATTCAGTTTCTTCGAGACCGATCTGAGGTTCAACCTCTTCGACCTCGGGTTCCTCGACAGCTTTCTGCTGTCGGGCGGGAGGTTCCAAATCCTCCAGCGGACAATACGCTATCATTTATATATATTTAGAGATTAATTTCCGTCTTCTTCTTTCGTCGAGTACGTTTTGTTTTGCTGGCACCACTGACATTCACCTCCTTAACTTCACCCCCCGTGGAGTCTCCTGAGATAGAAATGATATCTGAAATATCGTCGTCCTCGACACTAGGTGCTTGAGCACCCTCACCAATGGTCGTATTCATTGGTGGTGGGGGGGGCATCATGATACCACCCATCAAACTCGAGATGTCTACACCAGGTCCTTGCATCTCATATTCACCATTATTCATGCCACCAACAGGGGCATTATCCGCCGGCCCACCTGTGTTCCTAGTTGTGTTCTGAACCGCTGCCATCATATTCTTCACGAGGTCGGGGTTCTGTTTCATCACATCGTTCATATTAGGCATGACCGACTTGAACATACTATTGGTCAGGTGGAACATCATTGCCGAACCACCCAACATCATGATCAACTTCACCTCAGGGGCGACGCTGACCTTCGAGCGATACTTCACGTACAACTCCTCAAAGACACCATCGTAGTCGTCGACATTCTCCATGACAGATTCGGACCAACCCTCGAGTTGAACCTCGAAAGGATTGTACCGTTTGTTCAAAAACTCTAAACCAGTCACACATGCGACCAACATACGCCTTGAGAATCGAACTGACTGCTCTACATCTATGCTATAGGTGATACGCTTCACCTCCGAACGTAACTCATCTATGTTTGAATATGCTGTGAGTCTCTTGTTCACTGCGAAACCCTTCTTCTCGAGACGTCCAAGCTTATTAATGAGGTCCGACTTCTCCTCGTCAATCGAAGTGTATCCCTTTGAAGGTTGCTCGTCTTGGGGTCCTGGACCATCCATTGGGTCATCATCATATAAAGTTGGATCATTTTCGCCATAATCAATCTCTTCATCCTGCTGAGAATGTACAGGAGCACTTTGTTTATTGGGATTCACAAAAGCATCCATCGCCTCTTGGTGATTTTGATGTTGAGGGGGTGGTTGTCTGTGTACTGGACGGGGAACAGTCTTGGGACGAGGTACTGATATTTCAATCTCATCCATGAGCGCCTGTTCATCAGCATCCAATTTCATCACAGTAGTATTTCCTCGGTCAAGAATGATTTCTTCGTCCATCTACTCTCTATGTAGAAACTAAAAAAAATATCTTTAACGCACTTTAAAAAAATATATACCTATAATAAATGTTCAAGATGAATCAAACCAACCGCAATGCGATCACTTCTATCATTGTCATGATACTTTTGATTGTCGCCCTCGCATTTACCCGTACCGTCAGCACGTACCAACCCAGGCCAATCATGATCAAGGCTGTGAGTGAACAATCCATCTTTGATCTTAAACCCGGTCTCGACTGTACCGCGGGTTCAGGTAAAGAGGATAGCCCCTACTCAGTTGGTCTTACCCCTGGTGGTCTCTGTGGTGCCCAAGAACTTGTTGCTGATCATGCTGGATACGAGATCGAGGATGGAATCGGTGGATCTTTAATCTAAGCTAACTATAAATGGCTCTCATTACTTCACCAACGGAGATGATTCCCAATCTTAACTATGAGTACCATACAATCACAGTCGATACCTTGGGTCAGGATAGCGCCAATACGTTCACGTGCTTTCTCAGTCAACCACTGAAGAATGTTGTTCAGGCTAGACTCCTCGGTGCTCGTATTCATTCCAATGTTGCGACCGAACATTGTTATATATCTATCGAACAACTTGATTCAATTTTTAATGATCGCGCGTCGAACGTCTATGATGGACAAGCTCCCCTCAGTATTCTACGGAATTCATTCGCGAGTCTTGTAAAGGATGAAGATCTCGTTATTAACTATAAAGATGAATACCCAGTTGCAACCCAATATATCGACCCAATTCGTCGTATAGATCGGTTAAATATAAACATCCGAAATCAAGATGGAATCCCCATTGTACCATCAACTCCCGAGAAGGATAACTTTTTAGTTCTCCGTTTCGTGTGCAGAAAACCTAATTTGTAATTTTCTTCCCTTAAAGTAGTATACCATGTCAGCAGGTGTCACGCAATTGATCGCTATCGGAGCCCAGGATGAATATATCACTGGTAATCCCGAAATATCTTTCTTTAGCTCGACGTTTAAACGGCATGCTAATTTTTCACAGTCCATCGAAAAGCAAGTCATCCATGGACCTGTGAAAAACAATTCGATGTCCAGCGTTCAATTCGAACGTTCTGGAGATCTCCTCGGCTATGTCTATTTTACAATTGATGATACCGCCCAAGCCCTCGACGCAGCACGATGGGATACAATTATTGATAAGGTGGAACTCTATATTGGGGGTTCTCTTGTCGACAGCCAAGATGCTATTTTCACTGAGAAAATCGCCATCGATACATTCGCTCAAAATGTTTCCAAGAGTGCGAATGGTACACACCCAGGTGTGAGTGCTCGTTCATATTTTTACCCATTACGTTTTTTCTTTTGTGAAGGACCTCAAAATGCACTACCACTGGTAGCCTTAAACTACCATAATGTCGAGCTTCGCATTCAATGGGCAACCACAGCGTCAAATTACAATGTGGAGTGCTACGCCAACTATTACTATCTCGATAACGAAGAGCGTGGGAACATTGCGTCGAAGAAACACGATCTCTTGATTACCCAAGTTCAGAAAAACATTGCTTCAGGTACAATCGTACAGGATCTCACATTCAACCACCCTGTAAAGTACCTCGCATCCTCAGATACGACAACAGATGGTGCCCTCACATCCCCTATAAATAAGATTAAATTGAATATAAATGGTCTCGATGTGAGTAATTATAAATGGGGAAAACCCCACTTCATCGATGTCATGAGTTATTATCACACAAACTTCGTGACGTCTCCAGATTTTTTCTTGTACTGCTTTTGTCTCTCCACCAGCTCTCTTCAACCTACGGGGACTCTCAATTTCAGTCGCCTCAATTCAGCCAAGATTATGAGTGAGACCTTACCAATTAACGACCCTATATACGCGGTCAACTACAATATCCTCCGTATCGAGAATGGTATGGCTGGACTTTTGTATGCAAATTAAAATGCCTAACTATATTAAATGGTCAAGAACTTGCCGACAGTGGAGAGATCCACGAAAATTCGGTTCGGTAAGAATGTCCCAGACTCTGATGTTCAGGCTGAAAATACCATCATTATTAACGCCAGTAATACATTGGTAACGACACCAAACAGTGGGAGTATCTATATGGCACCCGTTCGTTTCAGGGATGATTTCACAGATACTAACATTGTCCTTATGATGTATAATCGTCAGACAGGTGAACTATCCGAATCAGGTGAAAGTGCTTCAAATCTTGTCGGTGGTCAAACTTTACAAGCTACAACTGAACGCGGTAATGCGACTACAGGTACTGTACAATTTACAAGTGTTAGTACAAGTCTTGTGACAGGTGGAAAGGTGGGTGTCTCGAATCTTTTACCCGGTCATACATTGAGTGTTGGATCAAATGTGTATATAGATGATACAGGTTCGAATGTTCTTGTCATATCGGGTGGTGCTCTTTTGAG